CTCTTACAGTTGCATACTATACCCATGAAGTAAGAATTGTTAAACTAGAATCCGAAACACAACAGGACAGAAAAGTAGTACAGGAAATCAAAGAAGAATTGAAAGAGATTAAAGCCGACATTAAGCAATTGTTGATAAAAGTAAAATGAAGATTAAATTTAAAATAAAATCTTACTATCAACCAACTCCTGCAAAGCTAAGAAAGATTGGTGATGCTCTACTAGGAGCAAGTCAATTTCTCACTGGTTACTCTATTGTCATGGATGAGAAGTATTTAGCTTTCACCTGTATTGCAATCGGTACTATAGGAAAGTTTATGACCAACTTTTTTGTCGAAGAAGAAGAACCACAGGACAAAGGATTTACTTGAAAAAAATATTAGAGATACAACAGAACGATCAAATAGATAACAAACTGCTAGGAAGAATAAAGCCAAGTGGTCAATGTGGATATACTGCGGCGGCAATGCTATTGTCATCGGTGTATGACAAGGCAAAGACGGATGAATTTATAGTAGAATTAATTTTGACAATGGACAAGGCTTTTATAGATAACAAGTCGGATGTCCGAAATGGTGCATTCTTAGCCAAGTATCCAGACTATCTCAATGCAATACTCAAAAAAAATAACATCCCAAAGAAAACAAAATTCCTGGCACACTCAGGAACTAATCAGGATATAATCAATGCAATAGATAAAGGATCTCCTGTTATGTGTAGTACCATGATTACAAAAGATGGTCACTATATATGTATCATAGGATATGATAACGATCGTAAAGTCTGGATAGTCAACGATCCCTTTGGGCATTATTCTTTTGCAGATTCTAGATATGCAATAATAGGAAAGAACTCCGGATCTAAAGTAGAATATCCATATACTTTACTTGGCAATGCTATGATTGCATCCAGTAGAATTGCAACAGGTGGATCAAAGTCAGGATATAGACTGTTATGGTTAGAATAGTATTGATTTTATTACTTGGATGTGCTACCGATTACAATCAGATCAATAAGCCTATAGATACCAAAGAAGCCATAAAAGATTTACAGTCTATAGAAGTATCCAGTATCAAAGATTCATCTATAAGAGAGAGAGTAGTCAGAGTACTACAGGATTGCGGAGAATATGGGAAAGATGCTTACAGTCAATATAATAAGTGTCAAGAAAACTCTATTGCTTTAAAGAGTCAAATAGTCGGATTAGAAAAGCAATTAGCAGAACTAGAAGAAGAAATAAAACCATACCGATATTTCAAAAGATTCTTATTGCTTGTTATAATTGCAATTCTAATTTTTTATGGAATCAAATTGTATCTCAAATTTAAGCCAATCTAACAACCTAAAAAAAGCCTATCTTGTTAGGATAGGCAATTGCTGAACAAACTCTAATTATCAATATTAATCTAACTTTATATCCTGCCAACTATTATTATATGTGTCAGTAGTAAATTTTATTTCTTTATCATATTGTTGCACAGCCAATTCAGTCAGATAGATTATGATCACGATTGGCAATAGACTCATAATCAATGCTTGGCTAAATGCTAATAAAGCCCCAGGGTCATCAATAGGCTGCTTGCAAGATCCGGCACAAGATAGAAATGTGTTTGTATTAGCAGTCACTGACACAAGAAACGCTAGCAATACAGAACCCCACATCAATGCGTATGTCCGCATGAGATGAAATACAATAATAGCTATATCCAGACTAAGAGAGATTCCCAGAGCATAGATTATCAATGTAGATTCAGATCCTATCAGATCCATTCTAGTTTGTAGTAAACAATATTTAATGGCTGAATAGTTTGATATTATTCCCACAGTCCCGAAGAAAATTGCTATGGTAAGTTTTAGTCGTTTAGTTTTAAAAAATTCGAAAAATTTTGATTGGTTGGTCATGTTGTTATGTCTCCTGTATTGATTGTAGGTAGGATTGCAAAAAAAGATTAGAACATTTTTTTTTCTTTTTTTTTCTTTTTTTTTCTTTTTTTTATTTTTTTTTATTTACTTTTTTATCCGACGGTTTACGATAGTATTTATATAAGAGATTAAAGGAGATAAAACCAAATGACACTATATCACGGAACATCAATTGAATCTGCGAACTCTATATTGGATAATGGATTTACTACTGAACGAGTATATGTAACTAACTATGAAATGGCTAAAAATTATGGGAATGCTATAATTGAATTATTTATAGAAAATGATGATTATATTAATATAGATAATGAAAGTTTTGATGGGAACATAGAAATAAAATACGCATTAGATAGAGGACTTAGTATGTATATTTTTGGGTCTGGATTAAATCAAATAAAAATTAATAAAATCAAAGGAGAATAAAATGAAAACTAAAACCAAAACTAAATCAGAATGGACATCGGTACAGATATCTAAAATATTTATCGAGTCAGCATTGAGACGGGCGGAAAAGGAATCCAACATGCCTGAAGGATCAATCAAAGCCAGAGGGCTAGTCAATGCTTTATTGGCAAAATATGGAGCATACAAAATATGAACGATCTAACAATTCAAGAAAACAATCCAATTGCCAATATCAAGAAAAGCACAGACGTAGCTGGAGCCTGCAAAGAGATAGTGTCCAAGACAAGCATCAAGATCCAGAACAGAAAATATGTCCCAGTGGAAGGATGGATGGCGATTGCAACTGCTCATGGATGCAATCTCTCAGCAACCGATGTCAAGGCAGTAGAAGGTGGGATCTCGGCAAGAGGGATAGTCAGAAGGATCTCGGACGGCATCACACTAGGAGAGGCTGAAGGATTTGTGGGAGACGACGAAAAAACGTGGTCAAATCGTCCACTGTTTGCACGAAGAGCCATGGCACAGACCAGAGCTATGTCTCGTGCTGCTAGGTCGGTATTTGCTCATGTGGTCGTATTGATGGATGCAGGCTTGGAGACTACTCCTGCAGAAGAGATGGGACATGAAATCGAAGTTAAGGCAGTATCTACTCCACAAAGAGAGATTGTGCAACCAGTCAAACCAGAGCCAAAGCCTGAACCTAAAAAACCAGATGACAGGGAAACTTACAATAAGTTTAAGACTGCAATTTCAGAATCATTGCTACAATTTGACATCAATAGATTCATCAAAGCCAATCAAACCTTTGAGAAATACATTGATAAATTGCCAGAGGAAATATTTGAAGAATACACAAGCTACATGCAAAAGTGCATGACAACTCTTACCGAACACATTGAGGATAAAAATATCAATCCTACTGAAAATCAGGAAAAGGATCTATGTAAATTGTTTGAGATGTGGAGACATGAGATAGCAAGAGTTTGCGTAACAGCAAGAACTACACCAGTTGATGAGAGTATATTTTGATGAATATTCGAGATAACATTATGCAAATATTAAATGGGAGGTCGCAGTTTATTAGCTGCGATCTGGATAAACAGATAGCTAAGTTGCAAGTAGAAAGACATAGGAATCTGATTAATATAGTTGATAAGATTTGGGATGAGAGAGGATTGAATGGAAGAAATAGTAAAAACATTTAGCAATCTCAAGTCGACTCACAAGTATTATTGTTACAATTGCAATGACACTGGAAAGGTCGAGACTTTGAGATACACAGGCAAAGATCTGGAATATATAAAGCCAAATCAGGAAGTTACCGGATATGAAAGAATCCATCGGATGTGTTGGAACTATATCAGAAGTATCAATCCAAATATACCAGAATACGGTCGATTCTTTTTCGATAACCTAAAAGGTATAGAGGAATATTGTAAGACGATAGAAAAATACAACCCATTTATATACATCGAGACAGTGACAATCAACCCATGTGACCAATGTAATAGAGGCAACTGGATCAAGGAAAAAAAGGAGGAACCAAAATGAATTTAAATATGAACAGACTATGGCATCTCGAAGAGGGAGAAATGTTTTACAAACCAAAATTTCAAGATATGATTGATGTGCGTTCAGGTATTAATTATATTACATGTTTTGATGTAAATGGCAAAGAACGATCATTCCCATTCAGTGATAAGATACTAGACATACATTATGCAACTACTCTAGTAGATGACGATCATAGAGAAATCATAACAGGTGATGTGATAGAAGTAGATTTTGTCTTTGGGAATAAACATAGAGTTGCTATTGTAAAACATAAAATAGATAGAAATGTTATATTTGATTTCCATCCTCAAATACTCAGTCCATCACTTGGTATTGCATATCTATTGTCCAGGAATGTTAAGTCAATCAAAATTATAGGTCACATGTACGAAGATCATAGTAAGGTGGGAGGTCTCGGATGAGTGACACAAGGATCATACAAGAGCTAATTGATATTGTAGTGCTAGATGGCAGACTCAAAAAAGATTTGGAAGGATTCTGGATGCAGAAAAAAGAACGCAATCGAATTGAAGAAACTAGAAGAGTTTTGGAATCTACACGAGTAAAACTTTTGGAGACGTTGAAAAATGGAGAATATTAATCTTAATGAGTATGTATTGAGTAAGGATTTACAAAGTAGTTTTTCATCTAAACACATGATGCTTAAATTTATGGATAAATACAAAGTGGAAATGGTTCAGGTTAAACATCTGAACTATTACAATCGAGAACAAACTGAGAAGGTATTGCAGGAACTCGAGTATAGAAAATCAATAGCAGTCCCACCGACATATCACAGAAAGGACAGAGCCTATGAAGTGCCAGCCGAGATACAGGAGAAATCTTATACTGCTAATCAGATAGCTATCAAGTATTACATATCTAAAGTTCATGCTATCCGGTTATTGCACATGTCTAAAGCTCCTTATGTAGTAGGGAACTATAAGCGACATTGGTATCCTAAGGAGTGGATAGATTTGAATTTTGAAAAGGTGTTGGATGATGCTAGGAAGAGAGATAAGAGGCGAAATTTAACTTTACAAAATAACCAAGCGACATAACATAGCACTAAGCCCGATGCCCATACATCGGGTGGATCTTTATGGGAAGATTTAGCAATTGGGAACCTACCTACAAATATCCATCCATGTACAGACATTGGGACAAATTAAAGGATGTTTCAAAATGAAACTACCTTATAGGAGTCCATACAATGGAACTAGCCACAATCAATAATGAAGTCACTATGTCGAGCATAGAGATTCTTGAGATAATCAATGAAGCAAGAAAAGTAGAAGCTGAGAGAACGGGTCTAAAATGGATTTATCTTAGGCACGATAATTTTATGTCAAAGGTGCCTAAAGTATTAGGAGAAGAGAACGCTCCTAAATTTTTAGGAACGCAAAAATATGGAAACAATAACTCAAGGCAAGTTTACAATCTTCCACAGCGTGAAGCTTTTCTTATGGTCATGTCGGAATCTTATGAGCTACAGGCAAAGCTTTATGATGCATATCAAAAGCAAAAAGAACAGATTCAAAGTATAAACCCAAATCAAATCCTTTCTTTGATTGTAGATATGCAAAAACAATTCTTACAACTCAACTCGAATGTCACTGCATTGATTAACAATATGGCAGTAAAGAACGAAACAAGGATTGAGATCCCAAAGTACTATCAGACTTCTGAGAAATTGGAACAGGAGAAACTGGATGCGCATCTCTATCACAGAATTACTATCTATGGCAAGAAGTTTAGACCAGACTTGGATCAATCTACAGTAAGAGATAGGGCAAAGGAAATAGGAATGATGGCAAGCAGACTTTCTAAGGAAAAGAATATTCAGATTATTAAGGAAGATAATTTGGATGGAAGATTTCAGAATAAGATTTCTTACTATCATCAAAATGTATTGAAAGAAGTATTTGATTTAATATTCTAGAACAAAACCGAGTAGGTGGAGAGCCTACTCGGAAAACTTAAACCAAAGGATACCAACTAATTAAAGCAGGTAAAACATGAATACCATATCAACCGAAAAGAGCAAGCAAAAAAACTCAGAGTTTATTCCAAACTTCACACAGTACCCAAACGAGATTCTTGACAACTGGATGCCACATCTTTCAGGCAATCAGACCAAGATCATGAACGTATTTGTAAGGCAGATCTATGGCTACCACAAAGATTTTGATAAAATCTCTGTACGGCAAATCTCATCCAAGACAGGGATTCCAATCTCAGGAGTGTTCAGGGATCTTAAAATACTACTCTCCATTGGGGCAATCAGGATCTTAAAACATGGTGACAAGATCAATCCTCACACCTATCAAATCGTAAATGTGACCGAAGTGTTATCGGAGAGAATACACCATAAGAAGACTAAAGGTGTTAGCGTAGAGGTAACAGGGTGTTATCGTAGCGATAACTCAGGTGTTAGCGGAGAGATAACTGAGGTGTTAGCGGAGCGAGAACAACAAAAGAAAGAAATAAAAGAAATAAAGTGGGAAATAAAGGAACAGATCGATAAAGAGAATAGAATCCTACATGAAGAAAACGAAAAGTTACTACAAATCCAAAGACAACAGAAACAGCAAAAGACAGAAAATCTCCCACCATCTCCAATTTACAGTTCAGAGCAACTACTAGGAAAATCCAATGAGTTCATCCAGAAGATCGGATTTGGATTCACCAACAATCCCAGACACGTATTAGACTCTATATATAAACACCTACCAGAGGACTACCAGGTAAAGGAAGATCCCAAAGACATCGAGCTTGTGAAGTCAGCTATCCAACAATACAATTCTAGTCCATCGAGCGAGAGAGATGCATTGAGCAAGAAGTTTTACAATACGGTGGAGAACATGGCTAAACTTTATTTGATTAAAAAACACGGTGAAGAGTTCCGGGACAAGTTGTATCCAGAGTTACTCAACAAGAATCTAATCCTCTATCTAAGTTGCAATCCAACTTTCAAATATTGTCATGGTGGATTCTCCAACGACATTGATGGAGTGTATTCAGAGATAACAAGGATAGTCAGAAAGAAGATTGAGAAGAATAAAGCAGAATATGAGAAGGACAGAGAGAGAGTCATTGAGAGAGAGAGAGTGAAAGAGGTTATGCTGAATAGACCAAATCTCTCGGATGACCAGATCCATGCGATGGGATTGAGAACAGTGCCTGAGATAATAGAAGCTATGAACAAAAGAAACTGTGACACAAATATTGAGTTATTGGATGAGAAGTATCGACCGATAATGCAATTGGATGAGAAAGATAAATTGAGAGAAGAGGAGTTGCTGAGGATTATGGTGAGTGGGACAAAGCTAAGTATGGATGAACAATTGGAATTTGATATATTGAGACGAAAAAAGGCGGTGGGATGATGTATTGCAAAGATTGTAAATTTTTTAAAGTAGATAGAGTTGAACATAATAACATTACTAGAGGTTATTGTTTAAGTAATAAATTTCAATTTTCTTTTGAATTAGAAAATGAAGATGGACTCATATATCATGATTCTGAGGATTATTCGGCTGGTTTATATGTTGGCGAATTGTTTGGGTGTGTGCATTTTAAGAAGAAGGAAGATATACAAAAACTATATGCAACCATAGAAAAAGATTTTAAGTGTTTAAATAGTGTTTTAAATAGATGGAAAGAAGTATCAGGAGATAAGTGGATAAATAAAAGTAAATTTAACTCTCATCAATATATGTTTATGAGAATGGAATGTGATCAATTTGTGCATGATTGCAAAAAGTTATTAGAGGAGATTGAAATACATGAAACACGATCTAAATAATAAAAAGAAATTACTAACTAGATCCGATATATTAGAAACCTATGGGATCAAGAAACATTTATATCAATCTATGGTTAACAATAAAATATTTACTACTATTAAGATCGGTAAAAATAATTATCATCCGATAGATGAAGTAGATAAAGCTATCAATGAGTTAAATGAGCGGATAAAACTTAGAGTAACATATTACACAGGGAGCAGGAGACAATGATAAAGGACATGCTATTTATAACAGGATGTTTGATATTGACTATTGTATTTGGAATCTATACAATTAAAAAAGTTGTATTAAGCAGACAGGGAAATCAACCGACTAAGATAGAGAGGACAATAGAAGTTATTGATCCTGAGTATGACAATAAACATCCAAAGAGGAATTAAGATGATTATAAATAGAGTATGGTCAATGCCAAATAAAAATACATTTACAATACTTCCAATTAAAGAATTACTAAATAGATATGTTACTAATAATAAAGTTTGGGTGGATGCATTTGCAAACCAGAGTAAATTAGCAACAATTAGAAATGATTTAAATCCAGAGTATGATACTGAATATAATTTAGACGCATTACAATTTTTTAAAAACTATTCAGATAATACTATAGATGGTGTATTGTTTGATCCTCCATATTCCATAACACAAGCATCACAATGTTATAAGGATTACGGAAAAGATAAATTAGAAATTAATGTATCCAACATGGGGTATTGGGCTGAAATTAAAAATAATATATCAAGAATATTAAAACCTGATGGTATTGCAATATGTTTCGGATGGAATAGCAATGGCATAGGAAAAGAAAGAGGATTTAGTCTTTTAGAAATATTGTTAGTTCCCCACGGTGGCAGTAAGAATGATACAATTGTAACAGTAGAAAAGAAATCATATACAAATCAAAATTTATTCAAATAAAAATGGAGAATAAGATGAGCTTTAAAAATTACATAGATAAGAATGAAAAGTATATTGAGGCAAGCAATACAAAAGTGATTGATGCGAAGATTATAGAGTTGATCATGTTTGGATTGATTAGCTTTGCCTTTGGATTTGTCGGTGGAAAGTTGCCAGTGGTGGATGGAATAACTTTTGGAATATGCTATGTGTTTTTAATATTTCTATTTATTTTTCATGATTATAAAAAAATTAATAGACAGAGATAATATTATGATTAAATTAATATTATCAAATAAAACAAGGAGTTTAAACTATTTATTGTGTCTAGATGAGGATGGTTGCTCATCCTCATTAAATTATGTACGATAGAATGAAACAATATTATTCACTATTAAAGTTTGCTAGGAAAAGATTTATGCAATACAAGTTTAATGATTATACATCCGAGCAAAAAGATAAGGAAATAATATTGTTGATGGCTTTCATGTATGCAACTGGAACAGCAAACTATTATAGACGATTTAGAGATGCAACAATGAAGATGGAAAGAGATTTGGAGATTATTAAAAAGATGAAGGAAGAACAGGATGAATAAAGATTTTGATAAATTATTTAAGTTAATAGAAAAACAATTTGAATGCATAAATAATAGTATATCATTTATTACAGGTACTGTTGACGATATAGAAGAATTAAATGGAGAAGCATATTTAATGACTAAGGATACTTTTGAATTATTGTTATTATGTAGAGCATTGAGAGATATGCTAGAGGATGAGTTATGATAACCACTACACAATTTATTGAAGATAATAAATGGACAGAAGAAAAAATATCAAATCTTAAAAGTGGAGATAAGTTAATATTTATTGTTGATGGAGGGATGTTAAGCGACAAAAAAGGTTATGTTTATACGTTTGAAAAATGGCATGAGTCAGATTATTGGAATAGATTAAAATTTTGGAAATCTAAAGAATGTATGCATAAATATCCTGAACATAATTTTCTTTTAAATGACGTTGAACTATTTGATCCAAATAAACATAAAGATTATGTAATAGTAACACAAGAAATTATAAATAAAGATTATATTAACTTTGTAAACGAATGGGGAGAAGAATGAGAAATTACGTACAGCTAGTAGGAAATATCACAAGGGATGTAGAACATAAAGTAATCAATGGTAAAGATTTTGTCCAGTTCGATATTGCAATTTATAAGAATCCAAACAAGTCAGATTTTCACAAAGTCAAAGCTTGGGAAAAGACAGCACAGTTCATGCGAGAACTCAAGAAGGGAGATCGTATCATGATTGATGGGAAACTAGATGTCGAGTCATGGGATGGAACAGACGGCAAGAAGAATATTAAGACTGTTATTGTTGCCAATTCTTTTGAGAGGATTTCTAAGCGTATAACAAATCCAGATGACGCAAACTTTGGATTGAGTTCGGAGGATGAGTTTTGAATCATCCTAGAAACCACTTACTAACTAAAATTAAGAGAACAAAGTTTATATCAGATAAACAGAAATACGAGGAACCGTTCAGGAAGTTTCTTGTATTTCATAACATAGACTTTATAGCTGAGTTTTGTCCTATACCCAAAAGGAGATTCAGAGCAGACTTTTATCTCAAAAAATACAATTGCCTTATAGAGATTGAGGGAGGCATCTGGAATCAGGGTCGGCATAATCGAGGATATGGTTATGCTCAGGATGTTAGAAAGTATAATGATTATATCTTAGCAGGATACAAACTCATAAGATTTACAAGTGATGATTTTATTCAGATCACTAAAACGGAATACTTCCCAAAGGAGTATGTCAAGACAACATTGGATAGGATAATACATGGAAACGAATGAAGCCCATTTAATATTAGATATATTTACAAGTGACAAGGAACTTTATAAGTTTTGTGATCCTGAATTTGTATTCGATAACAATAAGATATCGGTCAAGATTCTTAAGAGGATTCAGGATGCTTTGCGAGAATACCCAAAGTCTTACTATATAGTAGATAATCATCACAAGTTTTTTATTGTTTGGATTTATGCTCATAGTGAATGGGTATTGTATTCTTTTGGATTGCATCCGGATAAGAGGACAAAGGAGAATCTTATACGGTTCTGGAATGCTATCACACAAGGGAAAGATGGGTTTACCTGCTATCTATACAGCAACAATACCAGGGCAATAGATTGGCTTAAACGGTGTGGGATGAAAGAGGATGGTCAGATTGTAGAGAGTAAGCAAAAAGTAGCAATAAAATTAGTGATTGACTTAAATGATAATCATGATATGGATTAATTATGATGTGGTTATCGATAGCTTTGATTGTGATAGTGACAGAGGCAATCCTTTATGATATTTACAAAGAAAGATTCAGAAAGCAAGAAACTGAGAATGAAGATGTTGTGGATTATGAAGAGAGGATCAAAGCACTAGAGGATCAAGTAAGCAATATCAGAGTAGCTCAGGGAATGCGGAGGAGAGATGGATAAACTATTGAACAAGCCTTTCAGACTTCCATCTGGATCAGGAAAGAAGTTTGGTGTCTATGTTAAGTCTAAGCAGACGGGAAAGATTCTCAAAGTCACCTTTGGAGATCCGAACATGGAGATCAAGCGAGACAGCCCAGAGAGAAAAGCTGCATTTAGGTCTCGGCATGGATGCGAAGAGGCGAAGGATAAGACTAGTCCTAAATATTGGTCTTGTTCAATGTGGGACAAAAAGCCAGTGAGTAAGATAACAAAATGAATAGTACAGAAGTAAACCTTTCCGAAATCAAATCTAATCCTAACAATCCTAGAATTATTAAGGATGATAAATTCCACAAACTAGTGGAATCAATTAAGACTTTTCCGAGGATGCTTGAAATACGACCGATAGTAGTTAACAAAGACATGATAGTCTTAGGTGGCAACATGAGATTGAGAGCTTGCAAAGAGGCAGGCATCAAGAAAGTCCATGTAATATTTGCGGATGATCTCACGGAGGAACAACAAAGGGAATTTATCATCAAGGACAATGTTGGGTTTGGTGAGTGGGATTGGGCTATGCTTGCTAATGAGTGGGATTCGGATGAGTTACAAGACTGGGGTTTGGATATACCTGATTTTGAAACTAAGCAATTGGAAGCAGTTGAGGATGATTATGAGATACCAGACGAGATACAGACAGATGTTGTAATTGGTGACTTGATTGAGATCGGGGAACATAGATTGCTTTGTGGGGATTCAACTATGGTTGATCAGGTAGACAAGTTGATGAATGGAGAGAAGGCGGATATGGTATTCACAGATCCTCCGTATGGATATAAATACGAAAGCAATTATCAAGATAAACATAAACAATTATTAAACGACGATAAGATAATAAATTTTCTTCCAAATGCTTATTTATTCACAAAAGAGAATACTGCATTTTATGTTTTTTGCGGGTGGCAAACCGTTAAACAATGGATTTTAGAAATTGAAAATTCTGGATTAAATCTTAAAAATATTATTGTTTGGAAAAAAAATAATTGGTCAATGGGTGACTTAAAAGGTGCTTATGCTGGTCAGTATGAAATTATATTATTTGCTCACAAAGGTAGAATAGAATTAAAAGAAGGTAGAGGTCAGGACGTTTGGGAATTTGATAGAGTCCCACCAAAAGAACATCCAACAATGAAACCAATAGAATTAATAATAAAAGCATTGAAAGATGTTACTAATTTTAAAAATTTAGTAATTGATTTTTTCCTCGGATCAGGTTCAACAATGGTAGCATCTCACCAACTAAAACGCAAATGCTATGGTATGGAACTTGACCCTAAATACTGCCAAGTGATTGTAGATAGAATGAGAAAATTAGATCCTGATTTGAAGGTGAAAAGAAATGGAATCGAAATCTAATAAATCAGTCGAAAAACAGTCTAAATTGAATCCTGTCCCAAATAGTAAACCATTTCCAAAGGGAGTCTCAGGAAATCCAAACGGAAGACCAAAAGGGTTACGTAATAGATCCACAATAGTCCGTGAATGGCTAGAGGCAAACTACAAAAAAGTAAACCCAATCACAGGACAAACCGAAACACTCCAGATTCAAGACCATCTTGTTATATCTCTAATCGGCAAGGCACTTAAAGGAGATGTCCCTGCATTCAAGGAGTTAATGGACTCAGGACATGGAAAGATTATTGATGGTCTTGATGTCACTTCCAAAGGTGAGTCGATCACAAGTGGAGAGAAGTTGAGTCCAGAGGATAGAAGGATGCTGATAGATAAATTAAGATCAGAGATGGGAAGTAACAACGGATGAAATACGATATAGAATATCAATTAGATTGTCTACTAGTAGACTACGATAAATTAAAAAAACAGGTCTTTGATGATAGGTGTTGGGATAACAATAACATGGACAATCATCATCTTATTGGACATCTGTATCATATCCAGATACATGCTTTGGTAGTAAAGATGCAATGTGATTATTTAATATCATCAATTAAGGATATACTTTGAACGCCATCTCACATGAAAGATTGCTATACAATGAACTCATCCTGGAATCATGGGAACAAGGAGACTTGTATTATAAGCTTTTACCTTATCAAATCAAATTGTATGATAGTATCAAGGGATCTAATTCTATAAAGCACGTTATAAACTGTACTCGGAGATTTGGGAAGTCTTTTATACTTTGCTTACTTGCAATCGAGCAAGCACTACAGAGTCCAAACAAACTCATAAGATTTGCAGCACCAACACAAAAGCAACTCAAAGAAATCATACAACCTATTATGATAGAAATATTACACGATTGCCCAGACAAATACAAACCGACATTCAAAACTCAAGACTCAAAGTATGTTTTTAATAATGGATCTGAAATACACATTGCAGGATGTGACAATAACAACGCCGAGAATCTAAGAGGGCATAGATCAGACTTGAATCTCATTGATGAGGCAGGTAGTATCTCTGATTTGGAGTATGTCCTGAAAGATATCCTTATGCCACAGACTTTGACTACAGGAGGAAGAACGATCATATCAAGCACTCCTCCGAGAACACCTGCACACTATTTTCCAAGACTATGCCAAGAGGCTATTTGGGGAAACTACTACAGTAAGTTTACGATCTATGACAATCAGAGCTTGAAACAAGAGACAGTGGATCTTTATTGCAGTGAAGCAGGTGGAGTCAATTCATCTACCTGGAAAAGAGAATACCTATGTGAGTTTGTAGTTGATGAGATGTCTGTTGTGATCCCAGAGTGGAATGATTCCTATGTGGGAGAAATTGAGCCAGACGCATGGAGAATGTATTATCAGAATTATATCTCTATGGATATCGGAGGAAGACATAAGACTGCTATACTCTATGGATACTATGACTTTAAAAAGTCAATCTTGCAAGTAGTGGATGAGTCAATCTTAACAGGTCAGAACACAACGACCGATCTCATAGCAAGAACGATAGTTGCAAAAGAACAAGAACTATTTAGAGACATGGCAGAACCCAGAAGGATTGCAGACAATAACAATGTGATCTTATTACAGGACATGTCATTGATGCATGGTGTCCACTTTGCACCAACTAGTAAGGATACTCTCTTAGCAATGGTCAATGAGCTTAGAGTCTTTGTAGCACAAGGAAGATTGTATGTCTCGGAGAATTGCCAAGAACTTATAGGATGCCTGAGGGCAGGGATTTGGAACAAGCAGAGAAATCAATTTGATGTGTCAGACATGTACGGTCACTTTGATGCATTGGCTAGTTTGATTTATATGGTCAGGAATATAGATCAATATTCCAATCCGATACCGATTACAAGTACAGCACTTCCAAGCACGCATTATATTAATTTCGAGAAGGAATCAAGTGAGAGATCAAATTTAAAAAGGATGTTTAAAAGATGAACCAAAACGAAAGGCATAAAGAACACATGAGACAAGCTCAATTAGGATGGACTGAGATACAAACTAAATGTATCAAAGAAGCAATAAATTTGCATGTAGAATATTTGAAAGAAGAAATGGAAAAAGAAAATGCTAGTAAAAACTAAATTAAGTTCAGATGCAACCTACTTTGCAAATCTTACAGTTGATGAGATAGGCGGAGAACTCCAAAAGAAAGTAGATGACTACTATCAATATGTCAGGATCAACGGGATGTTGGATCTTTGGCGTAAGTCTTACAGGCAATACTTTAGAGCAGGATACCACTTAGGAGATACAGTCAGAGGTGGAGATGCAGGAGAATATTCTTTCTTGTTTGTAAATCATTATAGATCAATACTTCAAGCTATCCTATCTATCACAGTATCTCAGAGACCGACATTCGACGCAAGGGCAATCAACAATGACTATTCGAGTCAAGCACAAACTAAACTTGCACAAGGTCTACTTGATTACTACATGAGAGAGAAACGACTTGAAAGATATGTAGCGGATGCAGTCGAGTTTGCTATTTGGTCTGGAGAAGGTTACATTGTATTAAATTGGGATGTAGCACTAGGAAGAGAATATGGCGTAGGACAAAACAATGAACCAATCAAGGAAGGTGACATTAAATTTACATCCTGTTCTGGCATTGATATCATACGACATCCTTATCTTAGGAAGTTTGAAGATCGTCAATACTTGATTGTCAGAGAGTTTGTGAATAAATACGAATTGGCAAAGAAGTACCCAGACTTTGAAACCGATATTATTAATTCAGAGATGACAGCAGGGAATCTTAAAAATGATTTTCTTGATTTCTATCGGATCACAGATTCAGATTTGATTCCTCTTTATAGATTCTATCACGACAAGACTCAATCAGTTCCCAATGGTAGATATTCAGAATTCATTGAAGGTGGAACCGTATTATTTGACAGTGATCTTCCTTATCCAGAGATTCCAGTTTATGCTCTTCATCCCGGGTCAATCTATGCATCTCCTTTTGGATACTCAGTAAGTTTTGATATGCTTCCTATTCAGAGGGCGGTTGATGGATTAGCATCTACAATCCAAACCAACCAAGAAGCTTTTGGAGTACAAAATGTTTTGGTCCCGAGAGGATCAAACTTGGATGTGGAGGAACTATCAGGAGGATTGAATATCGTCCAGTATGATCCTAAGATGGGCAAGCCAGAACCAATGAACTTGACTGCAACTCCTGTAGAGATATTTAACCGATACAAAGAGCTAGTCAATGAGATGGAATCAATTTCAGGTATCAACTCAGTAGTGAGAGGAAATCCAGAAGCAAGCTTAAAGTCAGGTGCTGCTTTGGCATTGGTGGCAAGTCAGGCAATACAATTCTTACAACTTACACAGCAAAGATATGTCCAGTTGCTAGAAGACAGTGGAACAGCAATAATTGACATGCTCAAATCTTATGCTGCAGTTCCGAGAGTGGCAACAATCGTAGGAAAAATGAATACTCCGTACATGAAGGAATTTAAAGGCACAGACTTGGAGAATGTTCAGAGAGTCATTGTAGACATGGGCAATCCATTGTCGAAGACTACGGCAGGTAAAATACAAATTGCAGATACTTTGATGCAATATGGATTTATTAAAAACCCAGACATGTATTTTTCTGTACTACAAAATGGAAGATTAGACTCAATCTCAGATCCTATTCAAAGACAATTGATGCTGATAGCAATGGAAAACGAGCAAATGAATGATGGGATTAGTCCGCCTGTATTAGTGACTGACAATCATCCTATGCACATTGTCGAACATAAGCAACTGTTAGACAGTCCAGAGGCAAGGAATAATCCTGAACTAGTGGCAGTGGTATTGGAACACATCCAAGATCATATTAATCAGATGCGAACAGGTGATGCAGATTTATTTGCAATACTAGGAATGCAAAATCTTCCTCCTAAGACTCCAGAGAATCCTGCTATACCAGAAGTTGCACAAGGTGGGAGTATTAATCCAATGGAACAAGTGACGGGATCTCTACCAAACTTACCAACCAATCCAATGACGGGCGAGAAATATCAGACAGCTAGTGGAGCCAGTGCAGTACCAGTATAAAATAATAAAAGGAAAAGAACATGGAAGAAACAAACACAGATTCGATTGAAGAGTCAGTCCCATCTGAGGAAGTAGTACAGGAATCGGGAGAAGTAGCACAAACTCCTGAGATACCAATTAGAGAAGCAAGAGTGGATGTCAATGGTCAGGTGATGCAGATCAATGAGAGACAATTGAAAGCTCTATGGGGATTGCCAGAAAATGAACCGATCACAGACAAAGAATTTAAAACAATGGTATCATCTTACAAGGCACAAAAGACTTCAGATATTGCTACTCGGAACGCAAAGCAACAGGAAAAGCTAGTCAAAGAAATAGCTGAGATGATCCAGACTAATCCTTTTGAATTGCTCAAAAGAGCAGGCTATGATCCTAGACAACTTGCAGAAGAGTATCTCACGCAAGCAATTGAAGAGGACATGCTTCCTGAGAATGAAAAAGAACTTCGAAGAGTAAGACAGGAAAAAGAAGAACTTGAACGACAATACAAAGAAGAACTAACAAGAAGAGAACAGGAACAGATGGATGTTGCGATTCAACAAGCACAACAGGAAATCTCTAATAATATTATTGATGCTCTCGAAAATAGTTCTCTTCCCAAATCTCCTGAAGTAGTAAAAAGAATTGCAAATTACATGTTGATTGCAGAACAAAAAGGAATCAATGTAAATCCAAAACAAGTAATTCCTTTGGTAGAGGAAGATTTCAGAAATCTTAATTCTCAGATTCTTAGGTCACTAGATCCGACTAAAAGAATAAGTTACATTGGCGAAGATCTCCTGAAGCAGATTAGACAGGACGATCTTGCACGACTTAAAACCAGTCAATCTCAATCTAGTCAATCGGTTCCAAAATCCAAGCAACCTACAAACAAGAAGATCACTAAGGAAGAGTGGCGGAAAGAATTAGCTGAAAGGATAAAAAATTAAAAAATAGCTTGACAAAGAAAAATAGTATGGCAAAATCACAGCAATAGTGTAAAACACACCAAATCTGTAAATGTTTGAAAGACACTGCAATATTGCTTGCAATCACAAACTATAAGTGATTTGGTTGGGGTCTAATGATTCCTAATGCGAAAATTTACTAGCTATACTACTACAACAAGGGTCATTTGCTGATTCGATATACCAGGACAAGAGAAGTCTGAAAAAACTCATATTAAATTTATCGAGGTATAAACGATGTCAGCAAATACACTAGCCAGTCTAAACGGTTTCTACAAACAAATCTACGGTGACTCTCTCATTAACTTGATCCCAGAGTCTGCAAAATTCATCAAAGATGTTCCATTTGAAAGACGTAAAAAACTCGGAGATTTCTACAATGTCCCTGTTGTTCTTCAAGCTGAACAGGGCTTTACCTATAATGATGGTGATGGAACTGCTTTTGCCTTACAAGGTGCATTGGCAATGGGGACAAGAAACGCTCAAGTTCGTGGAGCGGAAAAAGTTCTACAATCTCAGATTTCCTACAAGGCTGCTGCTGCTGCAACTTCCAATAAAGAAGCTTTTGCAGATGCTACTTCTACTTTATTCGAGAACATGGTCGAGTCAATGGCTAACCGTTTGGAGCTTTCCTCCTTCTACGGTGGATCTTCTCTCGGCAATGGTTCTGGATCTGGAACAAATGGATCTTCTTTGGGTGCGGTTACATTTACAAGATCATCTACAACTGCAACCGTAACGAGTGCAAACAATCACGGATTGATCACAGGCGATACTGTTGTATTTACAGATGATTCTGGAAACTCAGTAGTTGCAACAACTGGAGTAATCACAGTAACAGGAGCAAAAACCTTTACATTAACAGTAAACACTGGAACAAACGCATCTCCTCTAGCATGTAGTATTAGTCCATTCGTTAAAAGGTCAGCAACTACTGCATGGTACTATGTAGACAGATCACAGTGGGCAACAGGATTATGGGCAGGAAAAGTTGGAGCTGAATTACAATTCTATCAAGAAGATAATTCAACTTTGATTTCCTCATCTACTGATTCTGTATTCACAATTTCTTCTATTGATCCAGTTTACAAAAGAATTGGTCTTACAGGAACATCTACAGGTGTTACTGCATTGATAGCAGTAGTAGAGGCAAACTTTGACGGTGGGATAAGAACGTATTTCAACGGAACCAAAGGAAAAGATTTCTTGGGTATTGACCAAATTATCACTACTTCAGGAACTCTCTTTGGAATCGTTAATACAACTTATACTCTTTTTAAAGGAAATGAGTATACTGCAAGCGGTGCATTATCTCTTAGCCAGATCATAGCAGCTACAGAAAACGCAGTTGCTCAAGGATTGATGGAAGATGTGTGTGCTTATGTTCCAATTTCTGCTTGGAATACTCTTGCATCAACCGAAGCAGGTCTGAGAATGTATGACTCTTCCTACTCTCCTAACAAAGCTGAAAACGGTGTGAAGTCTTTGGCATTCTACGGAGCAAACGGAAAGATTGAAATTGAACCCCATCCAATCGTGAAAGCGGGTGAAGTGTTCATAATCCCCAAAAAGCAATTCATCCGAGTAGGTGCAACAGATGTAACATTCCAAACACCCGGTATGGATAGCACAGAGATCTTCCTCCAACTTCCTAGCAATGCAGGGTATGAAGTGAGAGCATATGCAGATCAAGCTTTACTTTGTATGGCTCCTGCGAAATGTACCAAAGTTACAGGCTTTACTGTAGCATAACAAAACTAAATGAGAGGAGATAAAACTCCTCTCTTGCAATACATACAAGGAGAATATTATGTACGGTAAATCAGGATCTAAGATGCCAGTTAAAAAACCAGTATCAAAAAAGAAAGGCAAGTAATAGATGGC